GTAGACTCTGTGCAGCATCTTCGAGATCAGTTCGAGTTCCTTGGCCTCCAGTCCACTGGCCATATTCCCAAGGTCCAGCGAGAGCAGTATCATCTTTTCTGCAGTAGTCTCTAGCTTGCTCACGAGTTCCACGGCGGATTTCGAAGTGACCAAAGGCAAGCTCTCCAGCTGAACGAAAGACAGAGAAGCGGACTGGGGTTGAGAATTCGGCATAACCTTGGTAGTGGAGGGTCCCTGACTCTGAGAGTTCGAGTTGATAACAGCAGTAGCGGAGCTTGGAGAGTCCCTGAAGTAAGGGCTCAAGCGGTCCCTCTGAGTCTTGCGGGTAGGCCTCTGCATCGAATTCTTCTGGATTGTTGAGAGTAAAACACCAATTGCGAGAAGTCATTTGAGAAAAAAAGATTTTTTTTTGAAAAAAAGGCAAAGTATTTATATTCCAGAAGGGGGTGAAAATTTTTTATTTTTTTCGGAGCTCGGACAAAAACAACTTAAAAGGGTACAAGTGTTAAGCATCAAAAAGGGTATCAGGGATTCCAGTTTGGATCTGTTGTCCTCCAAGATTTGAAGTGGTGGAATCATCAGCTGAAATAGCTGCTGTGTTAGGAGTGTTATGAAGGACACGTCCTTTTATCCTCCACATCATTTGTGTGTCCACGACACAAGGGGCAGAAGCAATCTGAAGTTCATTTTCCACGTTGTGAAGTGGAAAGCCAGTGAATTGGAAAAGAATGGAACGAGTCCATTTATTCCTGAGCCTAAAAGTGTGATTTCCCAAATTGATATTTGGCATCCTAGGAGTCCTCAAATGAAATTTTTTTGTTTCTCCAGGAAGCATTTGAGTTTGATAACGACGAACAATTTTAATGTAGCGAGAAATCCCAGGGATTTCCGTCAAATCATTGTTTGAAGTCCAAGTGTCGGCATAGTTCTGCCATCCAAGAGTTGAAATCATCTCATTGATAGTTTCAAGAGAGTCGGCCGAGAAGGCCTGAGGAGTTCGAATGATATAAACTTTTAGATAAAATCCAAAGTTTCCTTGATTCCTCATCGTAAAGTTCAATTTGTTGTAGTCAATTGAAGCATATTCCGTTTGGTAGGGAGGGGTTTTGTTCCATTGTGTTTGGAAAAAAGAAATCAAATCTCCTTTATCCGAATCGAGTCCGGGAGGGGGAGGGTCCATAGAAATGTTTGCAGCTCCAATGTGCAAATCAGCTCCCCAAAGGAAAGAAGCATTGGCAGGACCAACCAGCTTCCTAAAAGACCGATGGGAAATTTGCCTCGAAGGCGTCATAGAATTGATTACTGACTTGACTGAGCGAGAGAATCGAGAAGAGCCACGGCGCTTTCGATAAGTTCTACGTGATCCTCGTCTTCCAGTGAATCTCCGATAAGTTCTAGCCCTGCGGCTAAGGCTTCCGCCATTTGCTCCAGTGTAACGTTTAACTGCAAGACTTCTTTGAGACTTTTTAAAACGTTGAGCAGCACGGGCAGCTGTTGAGTAGACATTTCTCATACTTTGAACAATCTGATTACGATTTTGCCAAGCAAAGCGAGCCACTCGATAAGCAGGTCCAAGGTTTCGAAGATTAGGTCTGAAAATTTGGCCAGCACGGTTTCTTTGCTGAACAAGTTCCATTGTGAAGAAAACTAATTAGCCTAAAAAGAATTGGCTAATTTATAGTTTAAAATAAAAGTGTCACGTTGTCACATGTCACGAAGTGATGGGTAATACTAGGCCATCACTTCTTTGTTTCAATGGTTTGTTGTAACCAGCATTCCGCAAAGGGGGCTTCGCCCCCTCGCTACGCTTCGCTCCGCTCCCCCCGCAGCCTATCGAACCCGCTCACGCGGGTCCTCTTTAGTATATAATATCAGTTACCTTGGTGGCTGGAATGATTTGGGTGGCGGGAATGATTAGAGATTAAAGGTTCACTCACGCGAACCTCATTTTATATGTTGTGTTTTTTATTCTTTTATTTTTTTTTAGAAAAGACAAGTCTTATTTTGTTTGTTGGAAGTTTTTATTTTTTTGGGAAAAGTCAAAGACATAAAAACCAAAGTTAAAACTCCATTTCAAAGAAATCAAAGATATCTGACATCCCAGCGGTCTGCAGAGAGCTTGGTGAGGTCGGGCTCAAAGTTGGAGAAGCAGAGGACATGGGGTAATCCAAAGACTCTTGGTGGGGCTCCAAAAAATCCAGAAAAGACCACTCCATTTTTGATGGACTCAATGACGGAGTAAGGGGTTCGGTCATGATCTGCATTTCCTGAGTTGACATCTCTGGCAAAGTCAAAGGTGACGATGGACTGTCCCTGGAAGGCATTAAGCAGTCGATCATGGCGCCCTGACGAGAGAGGGAGGGAGGATCTATTGGTGGCGAGGTAGCGGACAAGAAAGGATTTTCCAGTCCCTCCATTGTAGTCAACGAACCAGTGTACCTTTCTGGGATCTGGGGTTCCTGAGATGAGAGCCAGTGCTTCCACCTGCCAAGGTCTCCACTCGGGTTCTGGTTGAGGAGGTAGAGGTGCAGTGATTTCCAGTAGCTTGGCAAATCCTCCATGAAATTTGATGAAGGACGCTGGGTGACTGATAGCAACATCGCGGAGAGAACGGTTTTGGAGTAGACTCTGTGCAGCATCTTCGAGATCAGTTCGAGTTCCTTGGCCTCCAGTCCACTGGCCATATTCCCAAGGTCCAGCGAGAGCAGTATCATCTTTTCTGCAGTAGTCTCTAGCTTGCTC